CGGCTCAGGCGTTCGATCCTCTTGGCTCTGGCTATTACGAACACAAGTATTATGCTAGAGTAGATCTTGAAAGCCAAGAAAATCGCAGCATTGAACAAGGCACCATCAACTGGTGGGCCCTTCAGGGTGCCGCACAGGACGAGGCCTTTGCAGAAGATGGACGCATACCCTTGGATCAGGCCTTGGACGAACTGCACCGGTTGTGTTGGAAGTGCAACCGCATTTGGATGAACGGTCCCACATATGATGCCAACATTCTTGAGCATGCCTACAAGAGTTACAGCAAGCCCCTGCCTTGGCAATATTATAAGATCCGTGATGCAAGAACGGTATATAGTTTGTACCCAGGGTTGCCCAAGCCAGCCACCAGCCATCATGCGCTGGAAGACTGTCGTAGACAAATTGACATGTTGCAAACAACCCTGCGACATTTAAATATCAAGGAACTGGCATGATCATTGGCGTTTGTGGATTTATTGGCTCAGGTAAAGATACCATTGCAGACTACCTAGTAAATTTACATCACTTTCGTAGAGAAAGTTTTGCCAACACACTCAAAGACGCTGTGGCACAGGTGTTTGGTTGGGACAGAACCATGTTGGAAGGGCGCACAAAACAAGCCCGTGAATGGCGCGAGCAAGTGGATCCATGGTGGGCTGAACGTCTGGGCATATCACATTTGACCCCACGCTGGATTCTACAGCACTGGGGCACAGAAGTTTGCCGTCAACACTTTCACGATGATATCTGGATTGCCAGCCTAGAAAACAAACTGCGCAACAGCAGGGACGATGTTGTGATCAGTGACTGTAGATTTCCCAACGAAATTGCTGCCATCAAACAGTCAGGCGGCCTGGTGGTGCGTGTGGTACGTGGGCCCGAACCCGATTGGTACAATGCGGCTGTGAGTCGTAATCGTGGACCTGACGGCAATTCAACCTGGTCACTCAGCGGTCGTCGACTTGAACAGTTGGGTGTGCATGACTCAGAAACTGCCTGGGTAGGTACCCGGTTTGACGTGGTGCTGGACAACAACGGCACCCTGGATGATTTGTATCAACAAGTCAAGCGTCTGGTTCAAGATCACCCGCCCGCCAAGTAACTTCTACACGGGCAACTTCTTCTGCACAGTTTCTACACAGTGTGCGTAAGTTTCGTAGTGTTGTATTGTTGAGATCGCCATCCACATGATATACCAGCAGTTGACTGGCAAATCTTGCTTTGAACCCGCACCTGTCACATGCGGGTTTTTTCTTGTAACCACCACTGAGCCAGCGGGGCACTGGCGGTTTGATTTTTTTGCTTTTGCGGATACACACACTGCATCGAGAATGATAATAAACTCGGTCGTATTTGTGATAAGCAATGGCTCTAAATCTAACGTTGCATACTTGGCACATGGGTCTCATACAGCTATTTAGTTAACGGACCTATATATAGGCCACCGTAAACGTGCTTTTTTTGGTTATGCCAATAAATATTCATAACTTGAAAAGGAAGTAATCATGGCACTAACATCACCTGGCGTAGAAGTAGTAGTAATTGACGAGAGTCAATATATCCCTTCTGCGGTAAACACAGTCCCCTATTTTCTTGTGGCCACAGCACAAAACAAAGCTGACGCTGCCGGCATAGGAATTGCAGCAGGTACCACTGCTGCCAATGCCAACAAAACGTATCTCATAACCAGTCAGCGTGATCTTGCAGCCACATTTGGTGTGCCATTTTTCTACAGCACCACTGCTGGTACCCCAATCAACGGATACGAACTCAATGAGTACGGTTTGTTGGCAGCGTACTCTGCACTGGGAGTGTCAAATCGCGCTTACATACAACGGGTTGACATTGACTTGACCGAATTGACAGCGACTCTCAGTCGTCCCACAGGCAACCCCAACGACGGTACTTATTGGTTGGACACTTCTACCACAGTGTGGGGAGTTCAAGAATGGAATCAAACTTCAGCTACATTTACCACAAAAACTCCACTGGTAATCACAGACACTGTGAACGTGGTAAACTATGCTGGTGGTGATTACACTCCCATTCCATCATTTGGCAGTGTTGGGGACTATGCAGTAAGTGCGGTGTCATTGAACAATCCCATGTACTACAAAAATGACGACAATGACTGGGTGCAAGTGGGCACAGATGCTTGGAAAATATCTTGGCCTGCGGTGGTTGGATCAACCACTCCGTCAACACTGACTGTTGGCGCTCAAGTTTATCTTAATGGTAATTTGGTAACTGTGGGTGCTACCAACACTGTGACAGGATTTGTCAACACTATCAATGCAGCCGCTATCACCGGCGTGACTGCTGCCAATGTAGGCGGCAGCCTGGCCATTTATGCCAACAGCCTGGCCACCAACGATGGATCTACTGCATCAGGCGGTTTGGTTTCTATCATACCAGGACCCACTGGTGGCACAGCACTGCTGATTGCATTGGGCATTGCAGCCTTGGAATATCGTTCACCTGCTTATTTCCCAGGCTACAGTTATCAGGCTCCACGATGGAGAACATCGGACACAGGCACCACTGTGAGCACAGCACCGCATCCCACTGGCAGTGTGTGGCAAAATCTCAGCACAGTCAATGCAGGCATGAGTCTTCAAGTTAAAAAATATTCAGCTGCATTGGATGTGTTTGTGACTCAAAATGCTCCATTGTATAGTGCTGATGAACAGGCCATATTTGCTCTTGACCCCACAGGTGGCGGCAAGAACATACCCGTAGGCACAACTTATGCACAGTACAACAGTTTGGCTTCGACAACAGCTCCAAATTCCAACAGTGCTTTCATTCTGTTGGAAAGAGCTGCTCTGGGAGCCACAGTGGTCACAGGCACAACCACACCTACTGGCAATGCATTTACACCAGGCAATACATTTGACCTACAGGCCACCGAAGCTGGCACTGCCACAGTAAACACTGCCACAGTGACCATTGCAGGTACAGGCACCGTGGCCAATTTTATCTCAGCAGTGAGCTTGGCCAATGTGCCATATGTCAGCGCCAGTGTCAACAGTGCAGGCAAAATTGTGTTTACACATTCGCAAGGTGGTACTATTTTTGCAGGACCTATTACAGGCACCCCGCTGACCACAGCAGGTTTTACCACATCAACCACATACGTCAGAGCCGAGCCACTGGGCAGCAACTATCTTATATTGTCTAATTTTGTAACAAGCCCACAGTTTACTTACACTGCCAGCGACAATGCTCCAGATCAAAATCCTGCCAACGGCAGATTATGGTACTACAGCACTGTGGATGAAGCAGACATCATGATCCAAGAAAATGGCGCATGGCTTGGTTATCAAAATGTCACAAATGACGTGCGCGGATTTGATCTCAGCTTGACCAATGCCAGTGGTCCCATAGTGGCTGCATCTGCTCCGCTTACACAAAATGACACAGCTGAATCACCATTGGAACTGGGCGATCTTTGGATTGACACCAGTGACCTAGAAGCATATCCTGCACTGTATCGATGGGAACAAGTGGACGGACTGGAGCAATGGGTCTCAGTGGACACCACAGACCAGGTCACACAAAATGGTATCTTGTTTGCTGATGCACGTTGGAGCACCAGTGGCGCTACCAATCCTGTGACTGATGACATTCCTACCATAGACAGCTTGTTGACCAGCAATCACCTGGACCTGGATGCACCTGACCCTGCACTGTACCCCCAAGGCATGCTGTTGTTCAACACACGCAGAAGTGGTTACAATGTCAAAAAATTTACTACCAGCTACTTTACCACAGCCAATTATCCAGATGCTGGTGCTTACAATCCTGCTGCACCAACCAACAATGCCAACTTGCCATTGTACAGTTACACCTGGGTTACCACCAGCGGTAACAAAGCCAACGGTAGCATGTATGCAGGTCGTCAAGCACAACGTGCCTTGGTTATCAGAGCCATGCGAGCCGGTATTGATACCAGCCTTGCTGCTAGAGAAGAGCAAAATCAATTCAACTTGATAGCAGCACCTGGTTATCCTGAATTGGCCACCAACTTGGTAGCACTCAGCAATGAACGATCAAACACATTGTTTGTTGTGGGCGACACTCCCATGCGTCTAGGAGCCAATGGTACAGATCTTGCAACCTATGCTACAGACAATGGCGGACTTGGATTGCCAACTGAAGATGGATTGACCATTGGCAGTGCTTATGCTGCTGTGTTCTATCCTTCATGTCAGACCAATGACTTGTCAGGCAACACTGTAGTAGCACCGCCCAGTCACATGATGGTACGCACAATCCTGCGCAGTGATGCAGTGAGTTATCCATGGTTGGCACCTGCTGGCACACGCCGTGGTGTGGTTGACAATGCAACTGCAATTGGTTACATTGAAGCCACCACAGGAGAGTTTGTGCAAACTGCTATTGGTCAAGGCTTGCGTGATGTCTTGTACGAAAACAACATCAATCCCATTACCTTTATACCAGGAGTGGGCATAACCAACTTTGGCAACAAAACTCGTCAAGGTGCTACCACTGCATTGGATCGTATCAATGTGGCCCGACTCATAGTATTCTTACGTGGACGCCTGGATGAAATTGGCAAACTGTATTTGTTTGAACCCAATGACCAGATCACCCGCAATGAAATACTCAATACCACAAACAGTTTGATGATTGATTTGATAGCCAAACGTGCCATCTATGACTATCTGGTGGTGTGTGACGACAGTAACAACACACCTGCTAGAATTGATCGCAATGAACTTTATCTGGACGTGGCCATTGAACCTGTGAAGGCTGTGGAATTCATATACATTCCACTGCGTATCAAGAATACCGGAGCCATTTCAGGTGGACAATGATGAAAGTGGCCGGAGTTTTTCCGGTCACCTATTCAGCTAAATAAACATATAGGAGATAACAAATGGCCGTTTCATCATTACAGCGAATGACAGTACCCTTGGCAAGTGATCAAAGTTCTACCACCCAAGGCCTGTTGATGCCCAAACTCAGATATCGCTTTAGAGTGATGTTTGAAAACTTTGGGGTAAGCACTCCAAGAACCGAATTAACCAAGCAAGTGCTCAGCGTGGCACGACCCAACTTGACTTTTGAAGAAATAGCACTGCCCATCTACAACTCAACGTTGAAGTTGGCGGGACGACATGCCTGGGCAGACATTGCTTGCACCATAAGAGATGATGCATCAGGTGCAGTGAGTCGTTTGATTGGCGAACAATTCCAGAAACAAATGGACTTCTTGGAAATGAGTTCAGCCGCGGCTGGTATTGACTACAAATTCCTTACCAAGATTGAAGTGTTGGATGGTGGCAACGGTGCCAATGCACCTGTGGTACTTGAAACATGGGAACTGTATGGCTGCTACCTCAAAGGAGCTGACTACGGTGAACTCAATTATGGTACTAACGAAGCAGTAACAATTGCCATGACCATTGCTTACGACAACGCTAACCAGACACCTGAAGGTTCAGGCGTTGGTACTGAAATCGGACGTGCCTTAGGTGATGTGGTAACCGGCTCAGGCGTCTAAACATGTCGTCATTTGGCCAGGACTTCTTAAAAGGGTTCGTGGCAAACACCAGCTTGCGTGACTACACTCACGAAACCAAACCGTTTACCACCAACGCTTAGGAACTCAACCCGCGATTAAATTTCCTTTTCAATGTGGGTTTAACT